ATCGTTAACAGCACAGGCAGTACCCAGAACGACGGAGGTTCCGTTGGTAGCCGTATACTCTGTTATGGAGAGCTTGGAGCCGTTGTAGTATACGTCCACAAAGCCCACCGTGTAGGCCACAGTAAACGTCGTCTGTGCCGCCGTGGCAGTGAAGTCCGTCTTGGTATAAACGCTAAGACCAGACGCCCCAGTAGCCTGCCAGCCAACGCCGTTGTAGGTCCAAGTACGCCCGTTGAAGGTGTACGTCTGGTTGGTCGCGGGCGATGCGGGGAAGTTAATAGCCATGATTTACAGTCCGCGTTCTGCGTCTCTGGCGGCCTTCGCGGCAGCTTGGGCGTCTTCGTATGCCTTGATAACTTCCGGGGTGTGTTCAGCAGCCACAGTGGCGCGGACACCAGACCAGTCCTGCACTGGGCCATAGCCCTGCTTGGTCAGATCGGCGTCAACTGCGGAGATCATGTCCTCGACATTCTGACCCGGTTCCACGGCGCAGCGGTGCCACAGCGAGGAGATAACTTCCCCGGCGTCTACCACCTGCTTGGCGATACGGACCTGCACAAGACCCGTGTCAGTGATTTCGCGTTGGTTAACAGTTGCAATGCGCGGCATATTTTTTCCTTACGCTGACGTTATGTAAGTGAACAATGGGTAAAACTGACTACTGGCAGAAAACGCAGTATCGGTAAGAGCTGACATTGTGCCGTCATTTAAAGCCCAGCAATCAAGCACTGACGTTCCCGCTGTATTCCATGCGTTCACAGCTATTTGCCCCGTTAGGGTCATGTTGTAAAAATTATTTACCACGCAACCCGCGCCGTATTGGTTGGCAACCGTTGTAAACGGAAGGCTCGCAAATCTAGCCTGTCCGGTTGACGAGCCTTTTGTGGTTAGGATTAGGAATATGCTGGCAGTAACGACCTTGCCAATTTTTACATATGTTCCTGAGCAATTGGTCGCCATACCCGTGGTGCCGCCCGCAAAACTAAATACGGGCGTAAACGTACCTTCCTCGTAGTCATCCAGCGTGTTGGCGTTTGCGGATGCGTTCTGCGTGGCGGGGAATTTGATCTGACCTGCGGACGCGCCAGAAATATCTATAAGCCCGTCGAAAGTTGCTGTTCCCGTAGAACTAATCGTTAGCCCGCTACCGCCAGCACCGCCAAACAGTTTTATACTTTTGCTGGTAGCAGCTTGAATGACTAGATTTGTATCAGACGATCCAAACACATAGCTTTCGCTGCCAATAATGCCAGCCGCTACCCCAGCGACTTGCGGAAGGATTGCCCAGCCTTTAGCCGCGCCCGTTCCGCTTTGTCCGTTAAGAGTAATTGATGCTGGCGTAGTACCAATCCCCAATGTTGCAGTCGTCCCCACAAACAGGGCCTTCTGGCAGCTTATGCCGCCAGCGCTAATTATGGAGCCGGTGGTGCTGGACGTGGCATCCGTGGTTAGGGTGGAGGACACACCGCCAGCAGCAGTGAGCAGGCCACTTAGGGCCGTCGTTCCAGTCACAGCCAGAGCATTACTACCCAGCGTGGCACCGCCCAGCGCCAAGGACGTACCCGTAGCCGCGCCCAGTACAGGCGTGGTCAGCGTCAGCACTGTGCCGTTAGTTGTCGCGCCGGTTATGCCGCCGAGGATACCCGCATTATTATACTGGACCTGCGTCGAGGAGCCGCCAGCTACGGAGGCAAGGTTACCGGGTGCCGTCTCAACCCACTGCGAGCCGTCAACATCCGTAATGTAGGTGTAGTCGATACCCGTCGTGTTATCGAAGAACCGGTCACCCTCGATGGGCGTCGGGCTAGTGGGGGCTACGGCAACGTCCTTGAAGGAGTTGATCTGGACCCAAGTCGGGGAGGCCGCACCGGCAGACTGGAGGAACTGGTAGCCGTTGACTGTGCCAGCCGCGCTTACGTTGATAGCGGTACCAGTGCCGTAAACCACACCGCCATTGGTAGGGACGGGGTTAGTCAGCATCGTGGCTATTTCAGCCGGGTACGTCACGAAGACGCTAGAAGTACCACTAAGGGTAATCGGAGTAATGCCGCCCGCGCTGGAAGCCAGCACAGTAGTACGTGCTAGGGTAGGTCCCGAAGTGGCGTAAGTACCGACACCAACTTCCCAGTTGTTACCACTCGTAAGCGTGTAATACGTCGTATTACCATTACCTATAACCGCAAAAGACTGGTAACCAGCGGAAGCACCAGCAAGTGTTATCGTGCCAGTGCCCGTTGTGGTCGTCGTCTCTTGTACGCGGTCTGCAACTACAAGTGCCATTTAGGCAATCCGAATAATCGCTGTCGTGTTGGTGGCGGCGGGGAAGATGATGGTGAAGTCACCCGCAGTGGATGTCTTATCCGAACCAAAGTCCAACGCGCACACCGCAGCGTTCGTCAGCGTGGTATTCGCCGTGCCGTTAGCCGAAGGCGTGGTGTTATAGATAAGCGCACCGCGAGCCGTAATTGTGGCCGTGCTGAACGTCAGGTCGCTGAAATCCGTGAAACCCGTACCCGCCGAGGCATTGGTGTTAGTCGCAGTCACACCGAGATTAACCAGTGCGCCGCCGCCAGCCGTGTAGTTAGTACCGGTAACTTCGTTGGAAGACGTGTACGCCGTGGTATTGGCGTCGATAGTGGCCGACGACGTGTAGAGCGCCAGCTTGAAAGAGTCGCCGCTTGTAAGGCGGAAGTCGTGCACAGCCAGCATAAGCTCAGCCTTGAACGAAGTGGTCATTGCCTGTGTGATCGCCATGGTATTCTCCTTAAATGTCTAGGATTGCAGCCAACTCTGGGTGGCCTACGTTGTTGAGTTTATTTACCAGAGTAACGTGGTTAGACCTAATGGCCTCGTGCATGTAGAACACCAGCACCTTGCGGACGCTGTCTTTGAAAGCTTCGGCCTGATCCCGGATAGCGGGGTGGCTCTGGCTACCTACGTAGACAATCTTGTCTAGCGCACGTTCAGCAATTTCTTCAGGCGTAAACCCACGGTTGCTGGTGGTCTGCACCATAACGTTGCCAACATCGACACCAAAAAGGATGGACATGTCGCTCATCTGACGGGGTACCTAATTTGAGTTGTGCGGTACATATCTTGACGGTTCTTACCTTCACTCAGCTCCTTGAGCTGCGCCAACGCCTCGTCGTACCGCTTCTGGTACTGGGCAAGAACATCAGCTTCACCTTTCATGAAGGTGTAAGCTTCCAGAAGTGACCCGTAGAGCAGCACCGAACTAAAGTTATCACCCAACCACGACGTACCAGCAGTCACGATGGACTGCGGATAGTAAAAGTAATGCAGCTCCATGTCGTAGCTTGCATCAGGCGTGGGGCCGAGGATGTAGGAGTTCTGGTCAAACATGGCGTAGTGGGTTGGCTTGCCAGTGGTCGCCGGGTACGGAAACGCCTCGCGGATGTAGTTCACATCCTTGTTCAGCAGGTATTCGTACGCCCCGCTAGTCGGGTCGATAACAGCAAGTGAGAAGTTAGCCAGCCAGTCGGACGGTACGCTCAGATACTTGTTCGTAGCCGTGGCATTGCCCGTCACGTTCTTACGCAGTTCGAGCAACTGCACATTATTGTAGATGCGCTGCTCAGCCTGCCCAACGAACGTAGCTACCTGCTCCGCAGACGTAAGACCACCAGACCCCGCCGTGTCCGGGAAGTCGTTCTCAGTATAAGCCTGTATCGTCTCGACAAGCGTGGCGTAGTTCATTAGCCCATCTTTTTGCTGCTATTGGTACCCTTGGTCGCCGCGCCAGTGCCCCGAGTCTTCAGGGTCTGAGTATTAGCAACGTTGTTCGGGTAGCCGTTATTGCCGGTATCCGCCTGCGTATACGTAACCGGCTGGTTAGCACGAGAAGGCAGCGGGTTAGCCGTTGCGGGGAAATAGGGGAACTTATCCGTATTCATCTTAAATCCCCGTCTTCTTGACCTTGGAACCGCTCTTCTGGTTCGCCACCTTGGCGAGACCACGGCCCATATCCTTCATCTGCATGTTGGTCTTGCCGCCCTTAGCCAGCTTAGTCAGCGGCTTACCCGGGTGCATACCCTTTTCATGCTTATGGACAGCGGACTTAACCATAGCCTTGTCCTGCTTAATATCGCTCTTCGAAGATTCCTTAGCCATTTTATACTCCTAGGAAGTGGTCACGGTTACAGTGCCTACGGCACCGGTAGCCTGCAAATTATCAGTAAGGCCCGAAAGTTGAAGGGGGTTGTTAAGCCCCACCGGACCCCACCCCCACTGTATAACACGACTACCGCCCGAAGGGTCACCAAAAGATATAGCCGCCGTGGGGTTTGGGGGGTTAACCGTCAAAATCTGCAAACCGGTCAAACCAGCCTGTAGGTACGTGGTATCCCGCCTTGGGTTGCGCAGAGCCTGTGGGTCGTCCACGGGGTACATACCCAGCTGGAGCTGGGGCTGGTCAGGTTCCCAGCAGGTGGGGCAAACCAAGATATTCACGTTCTTAGTCTTAATGACGAGCTGCCGCAGCTCCTTCAGCATGTACTGAAAGCCGCACCTATCGCACATGGCGATGGCTTTTTTACCAGAGGCGAACCTATTGGGCATAGCCGCCCCCTAGAAGAACATTTGGCGCGGGGCAAGTCTCAAGGACGCCTTTTCACGGTCCTCGTCTGCCGCCAGCTGCCATGCTTCGTCGTACATTGCCTTGAGCATCTCTACCCTGTTGAGCGCGTCAGGGACCTTCAAGGATAGATAATAGGCCAGCCCAGCCACCAAGGCCGGGAGCATACGGAACGGGATGTCCTGAGTATTGACGCCGTTGCCTGCGTCTTGGATGCGCCGCAGACGCCAATAGACGAATGTATAGTAGTTACTCTGGTCGGGGCAAGGCCAAACATTGATGTTCGGGTAAGTCACCCCCGTGGTTGGCTCGGTAGCCCCCGACTGCCTATTGATCCAGACCTGAATGGGCCTACCTTGGGTCAGCTTGTTGGGGATAGTGGAGTAAGTATCTACGCTGATACGGGTAATGTTAATGTCGGTCTGGTTGATACCGGACTGCGTACGAATAACGTGGTCCAGCAGATCAATGGTATCCACCGGAAGGCTGTAGGTAACCGTGCCCTGAACCATGGGGATCGACCCCTGTTCGATGGTCCAGAGATTTATCCCCTTATTTGCCCACTCTATTGTCAACAGGTTCAGACTACGCCGCGCCGTACGCATGTCGTAACCCGTGCGCATCTCAGCACCGCAACGCTCAAAGGCTTCTTCGACCAGATTGTTCAGGTCTAGGTTGAAGGTTGTGGTGCCCGAAGTTGTCATCTGTACCTTGCCGTTTTACTGGCGATAGACTTGGGTTGCTTAACGAACTGCTTGCCCTTGGCTGTGCCTTCACGCTTTGCTCTGGTAGTAGCAGCGTATTCAGACGAAGACAGGGCCTGATTGGCTTTCTTAGGCAGATACCGTTCGCCCGTTGCTTTGGGTCCCTGTGTCGAAGGCTTACCAGACCGGGTACCCCAGTCCTCCTTGGTCCACTTGGACAGGGACTTCTGGGCTTCAGTCTTGGGGCCTTTGTAGCCGCCACCAGACTTCTTGTACCGCTGAGTAGCAAGCTGTGCTTTACGGGCAGACCATTGACCCGGTTTGCCGCCTTTGTCGCCAGCTTTTACACTGGCGACAACACGTTTCCACTTGCCCTCATCCGTGTGGCCCACTTACTTCTTCCTAAAGCCCTTCAGCATCTCAGCAAAACGAGCCCGCTGACCAAGCTTACCGGGGGCCTTAGCAGCCTTAGCCAGCTTCTTGGCGGGGATTGTCTCGCCCTTCTTGGCACCAAGGCTGGCCCGGAGAGCACCGGGCTTCTTGATAGCCTGCTGAATAAACTTACCGCCCTTGGCATTACCGACCAGAGGCTGCTTACCCACGATGTCCTCATCGCTAACAGGCAGGCGCTCAAGGGGCTTTTCCTTCTTCGGTTCAGCCTTCGGACGCGGGCGAGTCATAATCTTGTTGATCCGGCCAAAGTCTCCCTTAACCGAGTCAGGACTACCGCCAGCGTACTTCTTCACCTTGCCACCTTTAGCGTACATGGTAACCTCATTCGGATCATCCTTGCGGGTGATCGTCTTCGCCTTAGGCATCTTGGAAGCCTTGACGGCCCCCATACCACGAGAAGGGCGCATATTAGCAGCCCTTCATGCCGCCACGGGCCATCTTAATCTGCTTGCCCTTGGTCTTGCCCTTCACGGCGATACCGTTAGCGGAAGTGCGGAACGAACCACCCTTCTTCATACCCATACCCATCGGGGCAGCAGGAGCAGCCATCGCACCACGACCAGCACGAGCAGCCATGGCGCGACCCATCATGTCCTTAAGCGCACCCATCTTCTTGTTAGACTTTTTCATTAGCGCATCTTTCCTTTGGTTTTACCTTTTATGGCGATACCGTCACCACGACGGGAAGCTGAACTCTTGGCCGGGGCGCTCTTGGCCTTGGCCTTTACTTTACCACCCTTTTTGAACGGGGTGGGACGGCTAGCCATGGGACCCGGGGGGTTAAACGCCGGGGGGTTGGTACCCATCGCAGGGTTCTGCGTCGGCATATTCGTGCCCATCGTCGGACCCGGCATGGGATTCATCTGGTTAAACCCGTAATTAGGGGTACCAGAAGCTACGTTACCACCATCCGCATACTTTTTCATGGCCTTAGCCTTTTTTGTTGATTTCGTCGATTTTGGTTTCGAGCCGTAGAAAAGCCGCATCAAAGCGGTCACCCAATTTGTCAAGATCACGGCTGTACTCCGCCCTAGTAATATGGTCCCGGGCAATCTCTTCCCGGGTTCTGGTCATAAGGATACCAAGCCGGTCTAGCTCGTCAAACTTGCCCTTAACCAAGAAACCCATAACCGACACTATCCCACTCAAGATCACGTTCCACACAACAACAATATCGTTCATGTCAGCAGTCCCACGCCCTAAGGCTTTTGTTGATCCGGCTATTAGGGTCGTTAGCGGTCTTGGCGCTGGTAAGCTTCTTCTTCATCCCGGACATCCGGGCACAAAATGACTTCTTGCGGGCACCACCTTCAGGCTGGGGGCGCTTCAGGCCGGGTTTCCCGGGGTTGGCAGCATTGTAGGAAGCACGCCCC